CGGTACCATTCACTGCAATCTGGGCCATGGTCACAGCCCGGCGCTGCTGATCGTATGCGGGCTTTGCATAACCGAGCTGGTATAGGTGCAGATCGTTTTGCAGCAATGCCACGGCCACTGCACGCCAGGATGGCGCGCGCCCGGTGGCTGCCACCTTGGCAGGCACTTCATCCGGGATCTCGTGCGAATAACAACGGGCTTGCCACGTCCGCACGTATTCCGAGACTCGTTCGGTAGCGCATCTCCCAGGACTGAATGGCTCTGTCTGCTTGGCGGTTCGCCAAAATCCTTTGCTCATCGGTCAAAAGTCCCCATGCTTGGCGAGTGATGTCTTCAGGGCATCGCAAGGCCAAGGCGCAGGCTGCATGGCCAATCCATGCCTTGCGGTTCAGGTTGTAGTCAGTCAGTGCATTGATGCAGCTGTTGGGCCATTCCACCGTGACCCTCTGCATGTACCGGCCATAAAGGCGGTGGTTGCCGGTAAAGATCACGGCCCGTTGCAGGAAGAGGCGGCGATTGGCCACCTCACCCCACATGTTGAAGCCGATCTCTTCCCAAGTATCAATCGGTAACCAAATCCTCTTCAGCTTCACGCTCAAGATCCTCCGTTACGTCGTCGATCTGCTCAACGTCCCACGCCTTGCTGAAATCCTTGCCAAGAAATAGAGACGCAAGACCGGTCACCTGCTTAAGGCGCAGCAGCTCATCCGGGCTCATGCCGATGTGCTTACAGATCCATGCGTCACCTTTACCCATCTCGATCAACTCGGCAACGATCACGCTCATCAGTTCGATGTTGTGCGAACCACGAGCGCGGTTGTGGCGGATGGTGGAGGCCATGCGGTCGTGCAGTTCTTTGCGAAGAACGACCACAGGCAAGCGGCCGCCTTCACGTTCACGGATACGCTGACTGTTTTTAAGCGTCAGGTATCGGTGAAAACCGTCAACGACCACATAAAGGTCGCGTTCGGCATCATGCACGACAACGACAGGCTGTGTGTATCCGTCTTCCCAAATCGATGTTTCGAGTAGTGCCATTTCAGGCGGCGCCACAGAGTTGGGGTTGTAATCGTTGGCGGTAACTTTCTCGATAGGAATACTGCGGACAGAGTAGACCGGGGATCGCCAAGGGTAAGAGTCGTTCTCATCGTGGAGTTCGTCGCCTTTTAGAGGTGGGTTAAATACGCAGATCAGGGTTGTGGGCTCTAGCGCCTCAAACGTGTGAGCATCGTGCTTGTCGAGCACGTAGGTCACGTCAGGGTCAATGTCCGTGATCTCTTGCGTTGCTTCGTTGATTAGCACGCCTTTGCCGCTGACGCAGTAGCAGGTTTCGAGATGGTGCTGGTAGTGCCAGCGGTGTGGCTTGCCTGGGTGGATGACGGTCTTGGTCATGCTGTATCCCATGCCGTCGGTTTCAACGACTAGCCGATGGCTGGTGAAGCCACCGCGTGGGCATTGCACAACGCGGTCATCAGGAAGCTGAGCGGCGTTGAGGATCTTCATTTGGCGGAACGGTTGAGAACTTGGCTGTACTTGCGTTGGATTGATCTCTGGCGGCGCTGCTGCTCTTGCGTTGGCGCCAGGCCAAGGTATTTACAGGTGTGGTCGTTCTTGAGAACAGTGATGGCAAAGCGCTTCCACGATGTGACCATGCTGTTGTGGCATGGCAGATCATCGAGATGATCAGGAGGCACCTTGATCACGACACGGCGTAGGTTGTTGCCGCCGTGACGTGTGGTGCCATTGATGTAGAAGCGGATGCCGATACGGTTAAGAGCTTCAATGATGGCCTCAGGAAGACCGCGCCCCACCCTGCCCCAGTAGCGGATTGATTGGATGAAGCGCTGCTTAAAATTTGCGCTTGACTGATCCGGCAAGGTGGCCAGCAGGAACTTCACAAAGGATTTCCAAGTGTGGCCGGGCGGGAGCCTAAAGGATTTGTAATCAAGTTGCTTGCCATAGGTGGCCATGAAGTTGGCACCGCCGACTCTGGCGCAAAGCCTTGCCCAGATCTGCGGGTCGATTACCCGATACATGGCAAGGCTGGATTTGGACTCTGACATAAACGGCGAGGCAACCCGCATCTTCTTAATGGGGATGCCAGCCATGTAAAACACGTCGTACAGCTTGTTGTAATCCCACCCGAACTTGGCGTTTGCGGTCCAGATGTCCTCTGTTCGCCAGTCATAGATGGGATAGCAATTGTAAGTGTGTGCGGTGTTCTTCTTGGTCCACATGCGGCCAAGCATCGTCTCCTTGTCTTGGTTCAGGATCGCCCGGAATCGGTTTAGCGACTCAACAGTGCGAATACCGATCAGGTTGGCGCACGGCTCACCCTGGCTGTACCACTCAGCGAACATGTCCCAAAAAGTGGCGTAGTCCATGTTTTCAATGAACAGATCGCCAAAGGGCTGGTTCTGCAGGTTCACGATGTAATCCTGCTGCGGCATGGGCCGAATCCAGCGGTGACGGTCGGCCTCGCCCCAGCACTGCCAATCGATTTCGTAGGAGCTGACCGTGCAAGGCAACGTAATTGGAAGGCAGCACCAATAGATGTCGAGGATGTCTCGATTGGCCTCGAGGATGCGGTGCATGAACTCCTCGCTGTGGGTGTAGTTGGCTTCGTTGTCCATGATCTGGACGCCAACCTTGACCTGCAGCTTCCTGTCTCGGATGTAGTCGCAAACGAGATTCAAGAGAACGCCGCTGTCCTTGCCGCCCGAGAAGGAAACGTAGACCCGCTTGAAGTGGGCAAAGATGAAGTCCAGCCGCTCTATGGCGGCGTCATAGACGGATTGTTCGAGGTACTGGCGCATGGTGGGTGCCGTGGCCAGCCGAACCTAGCAGCATCTGGCCGCAAGTGCTAGCATCTGGCAGCAACCCGCAAGATCTTATGGAAAACGCCGACTATCACCGGCATTGGGCGGTGAGCAAGTCCGGCCTTGATCAGATCGCTAAAAGCCCCCTCCACTACTGGGCACGCTTTCTAGATCCTGATCGAGTTTGGCCAGAGCCCACGCCATCAATGCGACTCGGCACTGCTCTCCACACCCACGTGCTCGAGCTGAGCAAATGGGATGAGCAAATCGCCGTTGCGCCCGGCGACATCAATCGCCGCACCAAAGAAGGGCGCGAGCAATGGGCAGCATTTGAAGCCGCTGCCAAGCGCAAGACGGTCATCACCGCCGACGACGCCGCGCAGGTGCAGGCCATGGCCCGCTCGGTGTTTCGCCACCCTGCTGCAGCAATGCTGCTGGGGCTGCCGGGCAAGGCTGAAACCACGCACATGTGGACGGATACCGCAACCGGGCTTGAGTGCAAATGCCGGCCAGACTGGCTGACCGATGACGGCAGCATCGTGGTGGATCTAAAGACCACCAAGGATGCGAGCCCGCGCGGGTTTAAGCAGAGCGTGGCCAACTATCGCTACCACGTGCAGGCTGCTTGGTATCTGCACGGGCTTGAGCAGGCCACCGGCAAGCGCCCGGATCAGTTCATCTTCATCTGCGTGGAATCAACTGCGCCGTATGCGTGCGCTGTGTATGCCGCCGATGCAGAGATGATCGAGCGCGGGCACGATCAGGCCATGCGCGATCTAGTCAAGCTCGCTGCGTGCAAGGCCGCTGATCACTGGCCGAGCTACAGCGATCAGATCGAAACGCTCAGCCTGCCGGGTTGGATGACGGGCGCCACCAGCCAGCAGCAGGCCACCACTGAAATTGAGATGTACTAAATGGACGCACAATCTGCCATCACAACCCAACCATCAGGCTCAGTGTTCTCTGGCATCCAAGCCTTTGAGGATGCGCAGCGGATCGCCAAGGCGCTTGCCAGCAGCACGTTGATCCCGCCGCAGTTCCAAGGTCAGCAGGGCTTTGCGAATTGCCTGGTGGCGCTCGAGATCGCCAACCGAATGGGCATCAGCCCGTTTCTGGCCATGCAGCACCTGCATGTGATCCATGGGCGCCCCAGCTGGAGTAGCAGTTTCATCATTGCGATGGTGAATGGCTGCGGCCGGTTCAGCCCATTGCGGTTTGAGCTCAGCGGCCAAGGCGATTCGCTCGCTTGCTATGCGGTCGCTAAGGATCTCGCCAGCGGCCAGGAGCTGAAGGGCCCCACCATCACGATGGCAATGGCCAAGAAAGAAGGATGGGCCACCAAGACCGGTAGCAAGTGGCTGACCATGCCGGAGCTGATGATCCGTTACCGCGCCGCGGCCTTCTGGGGCAGGCTGTACGCCAGCGACATGCTGCTCGGGATGCAGAGCCAAGAAGAGGTGCTGGATGTGCAGCCGGTCACTGTGACCGAAACCAGCGTGGCGGATCTCAATGCTGCCATCGCCCAGCCTGCACCCGAACCTGTTGCTCCATCAGTGGAGGCCGATCAGGATGAGCTCTTCTGAGTATCTGACCGCACCGCAGCTTGCGCAGCGATGGGGCTTGCACCGCGACACGTTGAAGCGCTGGCGTGATGCCGGCAAGGGCCCTGCTTATTTCCGCACGCCCGGTTTCGTGCTCTACCCCTTGGCCGAGGTGGAGCGCTACGAACAGGCCAACACCATTACCCCCGGACAATCATGAGCTTCAAACTGAATCTGAGCATCTTCAAGAGCACCAAGCCCGACTCAAAGGTGGATTTCAGCGGAATGATGAACGTGAAGGTCGAAGAGCTCGATGCCTTCTGCGCGTTTGTGATGAGCCAGACGCCGGATCAGTACGGCTCGGTGCAGGTGCCGATCAGCGGCTGGAAGAAGACCAGCCAGAAGGGGCTGGCGTATGTCAGTGCTGTTGCCCAGCCGCCTCGTGATTGGGTGCCGCCTGCATCTGCTGCTCAGGTGACCGCCGCGGCTCAGAATCTGGCAGCCGCCACCGATGGCGTGGTGAGCGAGTTCACTGAGGCGGATCTTTTCTAGGCCAGCCCATCAGCTCGCACTCAAGGCGAGCGATCTCGTTAACGGCCTGCTGCAGCAGCTGCTGCTGATAGCAGGCTTGCTTGAGCAATGCTGCTGCCATGAAGCCTGCATCCTCGCTTGCAATGAGGGTGCGGGCTTGTTTTTCGATCTGAAATTGCTGCTCGGTGGTGAGCTCTACCACCATCCACTCCCCGAAGTTCATTGTGCCATAGTGACGGGGTACAGGTTCAGGTTACCTATGGAGTGCCCGCGTTGCGGTAGCAGTGAGATAAGGGCGATCAGCACCAATGGGAAGGAAGCCGACAAAGTGACGCGTCAACGGAGGTGCGTGCAGTGCAGGCATGTTTGGTACACGGTGGAACTGCCGGTACACGTGGCCGTGATCGGCTGGCAGCGCACGCCGGATACCAATAAGAGCGTGCCGGTGCTGCGCGTGCCGGTGGACCTCGCGGTCGGCAGTCAGGCAGTGTGAAGAACTGTCACAGGCTGCTAGCAGGGTGAACCGTCGACGGGGCATACTAACGGCACGCCCGCAAGGGCATCGCAACCAACCCATGATCACCACCACTCTTTTGGTGATCTGGAAGCTGCTCCTACCGCTGCTGTTCGTAGTGGCGGTAATCGACTGGATCACAGCTTCTGACGATCGCCGCATCAGCATCCTGCGCCGCGCTGGCCTCAGCCAGCAGCAGATCGCAGCCCGTCTCAACCTATCCCGCTATCGCGTCCGTCGGGCGCTTGCCTCATGATCAACCGCATTAACAACGCCATCTGCCTGCTGATCGCCGCGGCCGTGTTCGCGATGATCGGCATCGAATCCGGCGCACATCACAGTTCCACCCATTCCGGCACGCAGCAGGTGGTGCGGAAATGACTAAACCCCGCCGCTACTACTTTCGCATCGAGAGCGCCAACGTGTACGAGTGCGTTACGGCCCATAGCCTGACCGAAGCAAAACTGATCGCGGCAGATCACTGGCTGCCGTGGTGGTCAGAGCTCGAGTGGATCAACGTCGAAACCGTCACCGAAAGCATCATCCATGGGTAAGGAAGTCGCTGCCTTCCAATGGCGCACCGATCCTGAGCAGGTCGGCAACTATGGCGAAGGTGTCAGCCGCCCGCGCCACAATGCTCGCGTGCGTGATTACACCGTCATCGTCTACCCCAAAGGCGCACGGCCAGTCACGTGGTACACCCGCGCCGAATCCAAACGCGCTGCTGAGCGCTATGCCCGCAACCGCTGGCCAGATGCCGCTGCAGTGGAGGTGGCGTGAGCACCATCCGCGACCGCATCAATCAGTTGATCACAGACTCCGGCGCATACCAGCAAGGGCGGCAGGATGAGCGCGAGCGCCTGCAGCATCTGATCGATTTCAGAATCCAGCAGCTTCGTGCCATACCCCGCACTCAGCAGCTCTGCGCTGAACTGCAACACATCTCCCAGCTACTTGAGCCATGAACGACCGCATTCGATTGGATCAGCAACGCGTCGACATGATGGAGGCGCTCTATCAGCGCAGCGGTCGTGATGACCTGCCATACGGTCACCCATTGCGCTGCACCTATACCGGCCTCTGGGATGAGTTTGCCCGTGACCTGGCCGCCAATTTCCGCGACACGTACTACCCCGATCTACTAGATCGCGTGGTGCGTGCCATGGATGCAACCGAGTCAGTGATGACACAGAAGAATGCGCAGCAGGCCATCGAGGCGTGCCGTCAGCAGCTCCTGAGAGACAAGTGGAAGTGAACGGCAACCCCCACCGCTTCAAGGCCGGCCACATCCCAGGCACTGCCGTGCTGACGCCGCAGAACGCCATCGAGATCCGCGAGCTGTACGCCAAGGGGCAGACGATGCTCGATATCGCGCTGACCTATGGCATCAGTACCGCGCACGTTTGCGACATTGTGAACCGCAAGCGCTGGAAGAATGCCGAGCGGCAGGTTGCGGCATGACCGACCCGATTAACCCACCGCACTACCGCCGCGGCCCAGTCGAGGCGATTGATGTGATCGAGGCTGCGGTGAGCGATGCGCCCCACATGGTGCCCGCTTATCTGCAGGGCCAGGCGCTGAAATATCTGCTGCGGATCTGGTGCAAAGGGAACGCCCTCGAGGATGCCCGCAAGTGCCGATGGTATATCGAGCGATTGATTGCCAAACTGGAGGGATGATGCAACAGCTGCCGGGCCTGAATATCCTCGAGCGCCTTGCGCTTCGGATTCTCACGCGCAGCCGTAACACCGGGCTAGTGGTGGTGAAGCCATACGGCTACCCCTGCATCTATGTGGCATCTGATGGCACTGATCCGGTTGCCGCGTATGTGACCGATACGCCAAGCGAGCCGGCTTCAATGCTGCTCGAGCGGATCTATCACCAGCCAGCGGCAGGCGAGGTGGAATGATCAGCCTGCACGGCGGCCGATTGTTGCTGCTGTGCAGTCGCTCAGATCGCACCTGGCACGCTCGAGTGATTCTGGGGCCCAAGCCAGAGCATCAGATTGAGATGGATACCGGTGCCATTCAGCTGCAACCAGCATTGTTGAAGGCCCAGCAGTTCTACCAGGCCGCACGGCGGAAGTTACGGCCTGATGAGCCATTGATGTGCTGGGATTGTCAGCAGTGGGATATGGGCAGGCAGCGCTGCGCTTTTGAGTTGCCAGAATCAAAGAGAAGCGGCGGCCGTTACGCGGCCAGGTGCGAGTTGTATGTTCGGCACGGAAGTCATCAGCCGCACTGACCGAGACGGCGGCTACATCGAAACCCTGATGCCAGTGCAGGGTGAGGTCTACTACCGCAGCTGCGTCGGTAGTGTCTGCCGGTATAGCTCCGATCTATGGCAGGCGGAGCTGTATCTCGATCATCTGCTGGCCCGCTGATGCTACGCGATGTGCTGATCCTCATCGTCGAGTATTGGGCGACGTGCCTGATCGCGCTGTGGGTGTGTAGTCGCATCCTGCCCTAACCATTGCGCGATTGCCCACTCTCCGAGCGTGGTCCAGAAGGGCTGAGCGCGATACCAATCGACCCATGGTTTGTGCCCCTTGCTTGAGTTGCACGCCCAGCAGCAGGCCACCATGTTGCTGCGCACCGTTAGCCCGCCATGCGCCTTTGGGATGATGTGATCGAGCGTTGGCGACCGACCCAGCTGATCGCCGCAATAGGCGCAGCGATAGTTCCAGGCGAGGAGAATCTGATCGCGTGCTGACCGCCGTGTGATCAGGCGCGTCTCTTCAATGTGATGGCGATCCAAGGTCTGGCGGCAGAGGAACGCAGTTCACCTCGATATCGATGATGTCCTCATCGGATGGGATGAACTCAGCCAGATGGCTATAGATATCAGCAGGCAAATCATCCGGCTCCGTATCAGAGCGGATGATCAGCTTGGCGGAGATCTCTAGGTAGAACGCCCGCATGGGCTGGCCGCCGCTTGGCTAACGGTAGCGGTCGCCACTGAGTCTCATGGGATTACAGATTTGCTATGGGATTGCAGCGCAGGATTCGCGCTACGGTCTCGCGCATGACCTACATCCTCCGCATCGGCCCGTGGCACGTTGGCCCGTTCCTCAGCCACACAGCCGCCAGCCACTTCGCTGAATCGCACGGCTGCGATGATTACACGATGATTCCAATGGATGATCCTGCCGAAGCGCCAAACAAGATCTATCGCCTACGGATGGGTGAGCTATCGCATCCCATGAAAAAAAGCGCCAGTTGCTCAGGCCGGCGCTTAGTGGACCTTTGGCTCTCCGATTGAACGCTAGCCCTTGGATGATGTAACGCCCAGGTCTGCGTTATATCTTCCGGTTTCGGCGTAGCTGCGCTCAACAGTGCCGCTCACCAAGATGAATTTCATCTGCCCGATCTTCATGCCGGGCCAGATGCCGAGCGGATGCAGGCGGCGTTGATTGCAGATCTCCATCGTGAGCCTGCTGCCATACCAACCGGGATCACACCAGCCGGCCTCAGCATGATCCCAGCCCTCACGTGCGCGGCTGGATTTGAGCACGAACTGAGCGCCGATGTGATTCGGCAGGTTGAAGATCTCACGGGTTTCAGCCAGGAAGAACTCGCCCGGCTGGATCAGGTATGGATCATCTGCCGTGTGGCCGAGAATATCGACCACCTGCAGCTCAGGTGTCTCTGCCACCTCGATCATGATCCGGCTTCCTAGGGTCACATCCAAGCTGGCCGGGTTCAGCAGCTCTTCATCGAACGGCATCACCATGGCGTGCTGCTTGCACAGCCGCCGGATTTCATGATCAGGAACGAGCACAGGCCCTCAATAATCCCAGCGGACTTTAGCCTTGCTGCTGCGGATGCCTACGTGGATGAAACCTTTGTAGGCGCCGTATCCGATTGAGTATGGCCAGTTCTTATCGCACCAGTTCTGGACCGCGTAGATATCGGCGCCATCGATGTAGAAATCGACCGCACCGCAACCGGGTTTGTAGATGTGCTCGCTGTTGCTCGCGCCACCGGCTGCGGCATTGATAGCAGGCGGGCGATAGCCCGATGTGATCACGATAGGCTTGCCGCCGAATTGCACGCGCACGCGCTCAAGGAATGCGGCTAGCTCCGCTGCGATATCGAGCTGGCCCTGATTCTGAAAGCGCCTGGCCTCCTGATCCAAGGCGAACTCTCCCAGCCGGATGTGCGGCGTGATCCGTGCCGTGAATGGGCTGCCGGGCCGTAGCTTCGCAGTCTCCGGTGCTGCCTGGCTGGCATGGCTGCCCCATAGCTCGCCCTCAGCGCGGCGGCGGCGCAATAGTCCAGCCTCAACTGGGGTGCCAGGGTTGCGATAGAGCTCCAGCGCTGCTGGCACTGCGGCCCAATCACGCTCACGCAGGCACTTGCTAATGGTCTCGAATCCAGCGGATCCGTAGAAACCAGCACCGAGGTTGTAGGCGAAGCTCACCAACGCCGAGCGCTGGTTGTCATCCATCACATTCCAGTGCGGAATGCTGGTGCGCAGCTTGTCTGTGATGCGGTCAATTTCGAGGCGCAGCAGCATGTCGGCTTCGATCACGTTGATCTTGTCGCCACGCTTCACGGCATTGCCGTTGCTGTAGCGCGTGGTGCCATAGCCGATGGTCCACGGATCGCCACCGCTCAGTGGATCGGGGTAGGCGCTGAGGTGGCAGCCTTCGAACTCCTTAACGAGCTTGATGGCCGCGGCCAGATCAGTTTGCTTGCCGTCTTGGCTCCACGTTTGAAACCACGCGCGATCTCGGCGCATCGCGGCGTCGTAGCCGTTGGCGGAGAGATCGGATTCGAGCTGCTGAATCGCGGCGGTCTGATGCGGCTGGCCCTTGTAATACTTGAAGAGCTGCTGCAATGAGATTGGCGCGTCGTTCGCCATGATTCAGCGGCGCTGCTTTGGGAACATAAGGCGCAGCGCTTGAAATAGCAGCTGCAGCCAGCTGTTGGATTTCAGAGGGCTGATGGCAATGATTTCAGAGCCAGCGGCGACGATGATCGCGACGATAGCGAGAGTGGTTGCCTGTTCCATTGCTAGCGGTTGGGTGATGCCTCCAACCTAGAGACCCGTTGCTCTACCGTCGATAGCCGGCCGAATGTCTCTTTGCGGTCTTCCTTGATATCAGTGTGAAGCACCTCGAGCTGTGAAGCGATGTGCTCCACGGCTGAGGTGAGACGGATTACGGCCTCGCGGGCTTCATCAGATTTGCGGCTGAAACCAGCAGCACCCATGGCGGCAACTGATATAGAAGCGCCAGCAACGGCGGCGATGACTTCGATCATGGCGCCATGGGGCTACCCCTTCAGCTTACCGACCCTGACCGCGTAAGGGCTTTTTACCGCGACGCCGGGGCCGGGAGTGCTGGCCGAATCCAGCGCGTGTCGTCTTAGGCGGTCCGGGCTGATGATCGATCCGCGCGGTGCCGGTTTTGGCTTTTACTGCCACGGTACGCCAGCTTGCTTGGTGGGCTGGCGCTGTTCTTCGATCTGGCTAAGCAGTGCCTGACCGATCTCTAGCACCTTGTCATCACCAAGGACTTCCTTGACCCACTCAATTACCTGATCCTTGGTGAGATCCTTAAATGGGATCAGCTGTTCGGGGCGCTCAAACCCGATGGAGCCATAGGCACCAGCTGAGTAGGTGCCGTCTGTCGCGTCAACGGTGTAGTGCGCTGTATAGACATAGCCATCGGCGGTTTCGCGCTCGAGGTTGGCGATGTTCCAAGCAACCGTAACGGTCGGTTCAGGTGCAGGCGCGGCTTTAGCCATGGATGAGGTGGCGATGTTCCAGCTTATTGGTGGGTGCAACCTGTTGAACAGGCCGGTTGCCCGCCTTAGTGAAGGTGACTACTGGGCTTCAAGCTCAGCGGCGATTTCGCACAAAGCATCAACGCAGTTAAAGCCTGACCAGTCGTGATCAACGTGATCCGCAGCAGCTCGCAGGGCGGCGGCAGCAATCCAGCGAGATTCGTTGAGGCAATCATCTGAGCCATAGGATTGGGCACCATTGGCAGCATCTAGCACTGCCTGCGCGGTGGGTGAAAGTTCAGACATAGAAGTGGAAGCGGCTAAGAGGGCGGATAAAGCTGATTGATTGCATCACGAATGAGAAGAGCGTCTTCTTTGCTAAGGCTTAGCTTTATCTCACCCACTTGATCATTGTCGTCGTGATACTTGATGGTGAGGCCAGAGCCAGGCTCTACATCGTACTCGGCAGCGCAGTCTTCAACTGTCCACCACCACTCAAATTCAGATTGACAGCGTTTGATTGTTGTTACGGGCATGGGTAATTAGGGGTAATGACTACTTGGCGTACTTAGCAAGTAGGTCGCGGGCAAATGAAGCGAAATGATCTGCGTGGATCACATCGTTGACGTACGTTGCCTTTTCGTGGCGTGGATCTGCGACAAAACCAAAGTGCTGCCACCAGTCAACGGCGAAAGCTCGCAGCTCGTCGTCCGATGGAATCGGGTAAGGTTCTTGGGTCATGGTTTCTAGGGAACTGTGGCCAGGGGCAGGAGGTGCAAACTCGCTGCCCTACCACATTACACCCGTGTCAAGCCCAACCATCCGGGATTTCCAGATAGTTGAGCCAGACCTCGATGTGAGTAGGACTTATGGCTCTAGCGCAGTAACACGAGCCTTCAGACTCTCGATCTCAGCCAGTGCTTCCTGCAGCGCAGCAGTCAGCAACGGCACCAGCTTGGACTGGTCGATGCCTTGGTAAATCGGGTTTCCGTCATCATCGACTGCATCCTTTTCGCCAGTGATGGCCTCAGGAACAACGCTCTGCACTTCATGAGCGAGGAAGCCGTCAACCGTCTTGGCGGGATCCGCGATGAAGTTGAAGCGGCTTGGCTTCAGTTGCTGCAGACGGGTGATGCCATCTGTGACAGTGGTGACGTTTTCCTTGAGGCGGTAGTCGGAGGAGGTGTTGTAGGCAGTGGCAGACCCGTTAGTCGAAATACTGCCAACAGTGCCGTTCCCGTTTATGAAATAGAAATGGGTATAAGTTGAGGTTGACGTGCCAGCCGAAGACGAGAAGTAAGGAGAAGCAGCGCTCCCAATGTAGGCTCCGCCTTTTATTGTTGAGCTTGGGTCGCCAATGCAGGCAAAGAGTAACTTCCCGTCGTTGGTAATTCTCATGCGCTCCGTCGGGCCACTGTCACCATCGGCGGTGGTACCGAAGACCAAGCGCCCTGGGAGGTCGGTTGTGTCGCCGGAGCTAAACGGAGTGCCATCCACTGCAGTGTAGATTTCTGCACCGACGTTGCTTAAATCTGTTCCGTTTGCACCCGCAAACTTAATAACGCCTAAAACATCGCCATTTTGAACAGCGGTTACGCCTCCGATAGCTCCTGATCTTGATTTACCAAGAACAAACTGCGGCCCAGAGCTGTCTGCTTTATTGCCAACCGCAGTAAAACTTGCTATATCAACAGTTTCAAACAGTATCTGGTTTGTTGTTGAGCCAAAGTTTCCTGCAACGCTACGTGTACTAGACGTGCCAACCAAGAGCCTGCCGGAGCTGTCGATGCGGGCGCGTTCGGTGCCAGATGAGCCGGTTCCAAAAACTAACTCGCCGGGTGCATCAGCTCTAAGTCGTGCTGTTTCTGTTCCTGCAGTTGCGAGGAAGTAATAAGAAGAATTCCCTGATGCACCATTTGCATAAAACGCGCCGTATCCAGTAGAACCATTTGATTTAATAATACAATTAGCGCCAGAGGCTTCAAGCAAGCTTGTCGGCGCTGTGGTGCCGATGCCGACGTTGCCGCCGGAGGGGTTGAGGAGAAGTGCTTCGCCTGTGCTTTCAGCTTGATTGGTCGCTTGGATTAAAGAGTAAGCTCCAACACCAGATTGCCAGTAAGAACCGATAATGGTGCGCTGATCGGTATTCTCTAGTGTTATGCGCGATTGATAGTTGCCGCTTGAAACGTCTTGATTAACGTGCAGGATTGAGGCTGGGCTACTAGTCCCCAGCCCCAGCTTCCCGTCCGATGTGACGCGCAGGCGTTCTTGAGTAAATGCGCCGACACCAGACGGGCGCGTATCAAGGGTAATATAACCACTAACATCATTGGTTCCAGCTATACCTTGAACAACGTATTTAATCCCTCCTATGCTCTGATACGTCGTTCCATCAAAAGCTAGACCAAAGAAAGCGGCAGATACATCCTCGCTTAGTACAGCTGTGGGGGATGACGCAGTTCCTCTACTTTTGCAGAAGGCGATATTTGCAGGGTTAGTCCCATCGTTTGACTTTTGGAGGACAAGCAGATTCCCGACTGCTGTATTTGTGCTGGCTCGCAGCCCGAGGGAAGTTGCACCCGAAAACGTCAACGCGTTGCCAACACTGACAGTGCCGTCGCTATTCACAAACAACCTGCCAGACCCACCAGTGCTGATGGCTACTTGGTCTGCGCCGGGTGAATAGATGCCGGTGTTTTCGTCGCCGGTAAAGGTCAGCGATGGCGATGCAGCACTGCCCAGCGGCACGCTGAAGCGTTCGCTGCTGGTCCACGCATCGGTGGCATCAACCCAGTTGATCGTTTTGTCGGTGGCGCCTTTCAGCGTGATGCCACCGCCGTCGGCGGTTACATCAGTCGGGCTGGTGACATTGCCGATGATGATGTTCTTATCTTCGACCAGCAGGTCCTGAGTGTTGATGGTGGTCGTGGTGCCGTTGACGGTCAGGTTGCCCGCCAGCGTCAGGTCATCGGACCAGCTGACATTTGTGCCGTCGGTGACGATCACCTGATTGGCGGTGCCGTTCGCCAGCTTGCTAACCGCGATTTCAGCGTTGGCCGCGATGTCGGCGTTGACGATGCTGGCGTTGCCGCTCACCACTACGGTGCCGCTCTGATTGGGCAGCGTGATCGTGCGGTCAGCCGTTGGATTGGTGACGGCCAGCGTGGTCTCAAAACCATCAGCAGTGCTGCCCTCAAAGGTCAGCGTGCCAGTGCTGCCGATCTCGAGGTTACCGAGCACCGTGCCGCCACTGACGATGCTGGGGAAGTAGGCGAGGCTATTCCACGCGCTGCTGCCGTTGCCTACTTTCAGTTTCTTGGTATCAGTCTCGAGCCCTACCTCATTCGCCAGCAGCGTCGGATTTGCCGCAGTCCAGTTCGCGGCTGTATCAGCACGCAACTGCAGCCGAACGTTGACGGTGGTAGGTGTTGTCACTGGTCGGCGCCTCCGCCTTTGAGAATCAGTGTTGCCTCTGGATCCTCAGGATCAGCGGCATTTGCATCAAGGATAAACGGGGCGTTGCCTGTGAAAGCAAACGATTGGAACGCCGCAACTGCTGCCAGCGTTGCAGTGCCGCCGTACAGCACATAAAGCAGATTGATGCCAAACAGCATCCGTAGCGTGACGGTGACATTGAAGAACACGCCGAAGTGTTCTTCTTCTGGCGGCTCCTCATAGCGAAAGACTGATGTGGCTTCGCCTACTGGCGCGCCACCCCATACGGCAACGGGCACCGCGAAATAGCGGTGCGTGCCATCGCTACCGGTCCAGTGGTCGCGGATCTGCTGGATCTGCGTCTGTGTGAGGTTGGTATATTCCA